GCGCATGAGGCGGAACAACGGTTGCAGCGCGCGATTGAATCCGCCGACACAACCCACCAACCCGGCTCGTAGCCGGACGCCGGAAATAAATCACGAAACCGATTGACACCGACAAGCGAACTCGCTACACGGACACAAAACCACGGAGGCTATAATGGATTATGAATCGTTTCTCTACCGGAAGACGCAGCACACAAGCGATTCCGGGTTCGATCCTGTTTGGATGCCGGATATGCTGTTCGACTTTCAAAAGTATCTAGTCGAATGGGCGGTACGTCGCGGCCGGTCGGCTATCCTGTCGGACTGCGGAACCGGCAAATCGGCCATGCAACTTGTCTGGGCTGAGAACGTCGCCCGCAAGACAAACGGCCGCGTTTTGATTCTCGCCCCGCTGGCAGTCGGCCCGCAAACGGTACGCGAAGGGGAAAAGTTCGGCGTTGAGGTCGTTAATCGTCGCGAAGATATTGAAGCGAATGACCGGATTGTGGTGACGAATTACGAGCGGTTGCATTACTTTCATGCGGCGGACTTCGGTGGTGTGGTATGTGATGAAAGTTCGATACTCAAGGGTCTGGGCGGTGCGACACGGAAACAAGTAACGCGGTTTCTGTCTAAGATTCAATACCGCTTGCTCTGCACGGCAACAGCGGCCCCGAACGATTACGTTGAGCTTGGAACGCATTCCGAGGCGCTAGGCGAGCTAAGTCATAGTGAGATGCTGACGCGGTTCTTTCGGCAGCTCGACGACAAGGGCCAAAAGCGCGAACGATCGTTGCAGCAGGAAGCGGATGCGATCATTGACGCGAATCCGAACTACTTCAAAAAACTGGCCTACCGAGTGAGTCAGACTATCGGCCAATGGAGACTAAAGCACCACGCAGTTGATGAGTTCTGGCGATGGGTCGCGTCATGGGCGAGAGCGTGCCGAATGCCGTCCGATCTTGGATTCAATGATGGGCGCTTTCGTCTTCCAGATTTGAACGAGCGCGATCACGTCATTAAGCCCGCCGAACCGCCGCCTGGTATGTTGTTCAATATACCGGCGTGCGGATTGTTCGAGGAACGCGAAGAACGCAAGCGGACGTTGCAAGATCGGTGTGAGTTTGCGGCCGAACTTGTCAATCATGATCGTCCAGCCGTCGTATGGTGTCACGCAAACCCGGAAGGCGATGTGCTGGAAGAGATTATACCGGATGGCAAGCAGATTGCTGGGAAAACACCAGAGGACACAAGGCTATCACTGTACGAGGATTTTGTAAATGGAAATCAACGAGTGCTGATCTTGAAGCCCAAAATCGGGGCGTGGGGGCTCAACTGGCAGCATTGTAATCACGTCGTGCAGTTTGCCACGCACAGTTACGAGCAAGCGTACCAATCAATTCGACGGTGCTATCGGTTCGGACAGAAACGACCTGTCACCGTGGACACCATTGCAACCGAGGGTGAAGTAAGAGTCCTGGAAAACATGCGGCGAAAAGCCGAGCGGGCAACACTAATGTTCGATGCGTTGGTGAAGCACATGCGGAACGTGCTCACGATCGAACAGACAAACGATTACACCAATCCTGTTCATGTTGCTTCATGGATTGGGCAAACCAGAAAGGATTCATGATGATCAAGGAACAGCACCTCACCGACGACTATGCTTTGTATTGCGGCGACTGCGTAGAGGTCATGGCCGACTTGCCCGACAAGTCAATTCATTGCAGCGTCTACTCGCCTCCCTTTGGCGGATTGTATCAATACTCTTCCGACCCGCGTGATATGTCGAACTGCATCGACAAGGACGAGTTTTTCGTACATTTCGGGTACTGTATCGACCACTTGGCAAGGCTAACGATGCCCGGCCGCATTAGTGCGGTACATTGCATGGACATCCCTTTGAGCAATTCCGGGTGCGATGCAATGTACGATTTGCCCGGTAGGATCATCGAGGAATACGAGCAGCGTGGATTTGCCTACGGGGGACGGCGGGTGATATGGAAGGACTCGTTGATGGTGCGGAACCGAACGATGATGAAATCGTTGCATCACAAGACGTTCTGCGAAGACACTACGCGGTGTTCCATCGCAAACGCGGATTACCTGTTGATGTTTCGGCGACGTGGGGAAAACACGGTCCCGGTAGTGAAGCCGACTGGTATTCTGCATTACGCGGGCGAAAACAAGCCACCTGCCGAGCTTCTGCACTATCGAGGCATGGAGGGCGATCAAAAAAAGAACCAATATTCGCAATGGATTTGGCGGCAGTACGCATCTTCCGTTTGGATGGACATCCGCATTGATCGTGTGCTATCGTATCGGGAAGCCAAGGACAACGAGGACGAAAAGCACGTTCACCCGCTTCAACTCGACGTAATCGAGCGGGCCGTAACGCTTTGGACGAATCCCGGCGAAACGGTGTTGACCCCATTCATGGGCGTGGGCAGTGAGGTCTATGGCGCTGTCCTGAACGGCCGTCGTGGCGTCGGAATCGAACTGAAACCGAGCTACTACCGTCAGGCGGTGAAGAACCTGCAAGAGGTTAGCCGAGAGGCGAGCGAAGCTACGGACCTGCTCGACTACATGGAGACTGCAAGCGAAGAATCCACCGGCTCGTAGCCGGACGCCGGCAGTTCTACCCCGGCGAACCCGACCCGTCGCGCGGAAACGCTGATCCCCGCGCGGCGGGCGGGTGTTTTTACAGTAAAGCAGGGAGGCACAATGAAACCGCGACAAGTGAACATCTTAGACCGAATCCCGCCGCACAACAACGAAGCCGAGTTAGGCGTCATCGGGTCGATTCTGATCGATCCCTCCCGGCTGGATGAGATCGCCCAGATTGTCACCCCGGATGATTTCTACACCGAGACCGCCCGACGTGTGTTTTCCCACCTGTTAGCGATCCAAGCCGAAGGAAAGCCGGTTGACGTGCTTCTTTTGCTGGAACGGATCGAATCATCCGGCGACCTGGAAAACATCGGAGGCGAAGCAGAGATAGCACGGGCGGCTTCTTCGGTGCCTCTCGCCCATAATGCGGTCTATTACGCTCGGATCGTCCTAGACCGAGCGGAACGCCGAAGGGTCATCGAAGCGACATTAGAGGCGGCAGGGGACTCTTTCGACACAGATCGACCGATTACCGAGATCCTAAGCAAGCTAGACGATAGGCTTTTACAGGTATCCGGCATCCGTCAATCGTTGATTTCCTCACAAGAGGCAATGGATCAGACCATTGAAGATATTTCCCGGTCGATGAACCGACAATCTCGCGTTGTGAGGATCGGTCTTAAAGGCATGGATCGGCACTACGGCGGACTGGGATCAAGCGAACTGACGATACTCGCAGCCCGTCCAGGCGTCGGTAAATCCGCGATGGCACTTCAAATAGCTGAGCATATCGCCACGCATAACGGCCCGGTTTTGTTTGTATCCCTCGAAATGTCGGTCGTAGAGCTATCTAAACGCCGAATGTCCCGAATTGCGAGACTCGACAGCACAGCGATCCGACAAGGAATAATTTCAGAGGAAGACTTTGCGGAATGCGTCCAAGCGGCTAGCCAATTGGTTGAAGTGCCGGTATTTCTCTGGCCGAACGCAGGAGCTTCAGTAGCCGATATCGGACGGGCGACACGAACCCTAAAACGCCAATTCGGGTGTAATCTCGTTGTAGTGGATTACATCGGACTGGTGAAACCGTCCAACAGCCGCGACGTGAGACAAGAGCAGGTTGCGAAAATATCCAGGGGGCTTAAATTCATGGCTCAGGAACTCGACGTGCCTGTTCTGGCGTTATCCCAGCTAAACCGCGAAGCCGCAGCCGCGAAGCCCAAACTAAGCCACCTCCGGGAATCAGGAGCGATTGAACAAGACGCCGACTGCGTTATCATGCTCCACCGACCGGACGGGGAATCAGATACGACCATGAGCGTTGAGAAACATCGGCATGGACAAGTACGGGAATTTTCCCTAAACTGGCATCCATCGACAACGACATTTAGCGACATCCGACCAGAGGGGCATACCGAATTTGCAGAACACTCGTTTTAACGGGAAAGACGATATGAGACCCCGAATTTATCTAAGTGGACCCATAACACTAGGGGACAGGGAGGAGAACTTTAGCCGGGCCTGTAATATGGCTAGGCTATTGATAAATAGGGGGTTTGCGGTACTTAACCCGATGTTGTGCATGAAGATGCC